ATCCATATCCAACTCTCCATTTTGCCAGCGTTCGTAATATTCCAGAACCAATTCAGTAAATCTAGGAATACGCTTGGCGTAGGTCTTTGTCCAATAATGATCCATTAACACTTCCAAAGGGAGAGTTAGGAGTAAAACCATAGCGGTATTTACGGCATCATCTGTAGCTTCCTGCCTAATACGCTCAAGCTCTTTTCCTACTTGTTCTCGTACCGCTATATTGAGCTGCTCTTTTGTGAGATTGTATGTGGCGGTTTTCGCTTTTTGTTCTAATTTCTGAGTACGTCTCCTCTCTGCTCGTCCCATCATTTTCCTCCCCCTCATAAATCCAATTTTCTTTTGCAAAGAACAGCGGTATCCCCATCATCAAGGAAAATAAAAAGAACGTTGCATCCCCGTCACACCAAGGGATTACCAACGCTCCAATACACATTAAAATGACTGCGTATATTTTATTTTTAATTAACTCCTTTTTCCACATTGTCTTTCTCCTTTGTTGCTTTGATTATATTTTCTTCAACAGCTTCTATTTTTGTCATAATTCCCGCCTCTCTGATTTTTCCATATGCTTTCGCTGTTGCACAGTGTTCGATGCATTTCAGCACTCGGTCAATCAGCGAATAAACACATAAGTAAACAACAATAAACATAATAAGTAGCTGAATAAAAGACATATTTTAGTTCTCCTTTTTCTTCACATGAATATTTACAGTATCAAGAATGCATTCGTCGTTTTCGATACATTCTACTTCCATATTGAGACACTCATCGGAAAGTATTTTTTTATTGAAATCTTTTCGTATCAGACAAATTTCTTCGTTCGCACCAACAACTAAACGAATATCGTTGTACCATATGAGAGGTAATAAATCTTTAACCTTTATTGACACATTTAATCCTCCTCCAAAATCCTATAACAAGATAATTCAAATCGCGGCACAATGTTTTCCGGACGCATTATTCTGCTAAATCGAACATCATTCCCGTATTGTTTTTCGAGGCGTAACACATCTGGATGGTTATGTTTATATGTAGCATTTAATTCCTCTAATGTGTTATAAAACACCGATTCGTAATATTTAATCATCTTGCTTTTTCACCAATAATAATTTCTGAATACGGTAAGCTTTCAATCCACTTGCAGAATTCTACCCATTCATCGAGTTTATGGTTCTTTCGCATCGGATGAATACCAGCCAGCACTTCATAATTCAGCATAATCGTCCGTTTTTGATTGTAACTGCTCGGAAGAAGTTGAATCATCTGCCACCAGATATCTTTATCTTTTGTTTCTAAATAAGTTTTTCTGGCAGCGTTTAAGTATTCTATAACAATTTCAAGCGCATTGTTCGAATTCAAATACATATTTCCTCCTTCTATCGAGGATTCGAATCCAGAAAGATGTTCGCAACTGAAATCTTCCAGCGTAAACTCTTTCGCCGCAACTTTATGCATCGTAGAACAGGAATTCATCTCAATATCTGTTGGGTTCGGAGTTACGCCTACTCTGTAAGTATCGAACTCCTTCCACCAATACAAAGGAGCTGTAATGTCCATATAGACGGTAATCATTCGGCGATACTTTGCGTGAGTCGGACCGCCAGTTGCAAGTCGCATCATCAGCTCATGATCCGCTTTTCCAAGCTGCCACGAATGATCGTATGTATGTTCGCAATCATAAGCGGCACAATTTCTACACCCAATACCATCATCTCCGCCTTTACAGATACCGCTATCCGATTTCACCCAACTATTCATCGGATTTCGCATTCCCCGGATGACATGTTCCCATCCCATAATTTCTACATTTTCGATTTTAATCATTCTCTCTCTTCTCCTTTACTTCTTTTTGAATGATATAAGCAATACTCTCTAAAGAAGGCATCTTTTTTCCGCAACACTTTGCTGCCGACGGAGCGAGAAATTTATCGGCTTCCCAGCTCCAAGTTTCATAATAGTTTGGTCTTAACCCCGCCATTTTATATACGTCTCCGCATCGAAATGTAACTCTAATATGACCACATATATCAATAATAGCTCGACGCTTATCAATGCTCAAGCCATCCTTAAGATCCAACAGATAGTTCATCAATTCATTCATCGCTCTGAACATATCTTCATAATTGTTTCTGTAAATTATAATTAGTATGTCATTATTCATTTTTGCATTTTCTCCATTTCTGAGAGTATCTCGTTCTCTTCGTCACAGAAGACAATTTCTGATGGATCAACTCGTCTAACTCCATCCGAAAACTCTACAACGGCAAACATCTTACTAAATACTCCCGCTGGAGCCCCACCTATCAGCGGACTAGCCTCCAAAGGTTTTGAATAATGTTCCCATGCGTGAAAATAACCGAGCTTTTCACCAACTTGACAAAGTCTGGTTTTCCATTCTATTTGCATACTAAGTCCTGCCACTACATTTTCCTCCCTATAATTCTTCAAAAGAGTCGCATTTAGTAAGCCCTAAATTTGTGATATCTTTTCCGTAAAATTCTGAGTCCCCACAGCAACAGTAATAATGTTTAATAAGAGGGTTCTCCGAATCGACTTCTATTAAATCGTTTGGAAGTGGAAAACTATATTTATCCCCACAATACTGGCAATCACAACAAAGTATATTTTTCATAAATTTCTCCTTTCTCGTTCCAATTTCACATCAATGGCTTTCTGCAAATCTTCCGACTTAATGTCAAAAATGGACTCCAGGAAGTTCAGACAAATATACGCATCCGCCATCTCTTCCAAGAGTCCTATTCTGTCCCCATACCCTCGGACTTGCTTACTAATCTGTTGCTGAAGCTCTGCAAATTCCTCCATTGCTACCGTACATTTCGTCTTCCAGGAATACTTTTGAAGACTCTTTCGAATGATCCGCCGCCTCTCTTTTTCAGAAAGTTGAATATCACCTTTTAGTCCTTGAATAAATCTACTTCGATTCATTTTCTTTATCGTCCTCCACAACATCACATCTCTGACAATCGTTATTTGATGCTCCAAAACATCCACAACAATGTTTTCTCATGTTGTATTCTACCTCGGTTATTTCAACAAATTTGTTGTTTTCCTCTTTGAAGAATCGGTTAATTTCTACCTTGTATCCTTCCGGTACAATCGCATACAGAATTCCGACTGTATCATAATCTCCGTTTTTAGAATCGACGAGGAAATCTTCACAATACACTTTGAAAGGCTTACTTTCAGGGAAATATGGCATGGTAATCGGGAACTTTTCCTCCATCACACGATCAATTAAACCGCTATGATACGAAGCATTTGGGTTACCCAGATTGATACCGCGGAACCGGTCTACATCTCGATATTTTACTGTCCCATCAGCATACACATACTTAAATAATGAGCTCATGCGCTTACACTGATAATTGACAACTTCTCCTCGACGACCACTCCGATCTCTAGCATCGCTCCAGACATCTTCCGTATCTTCAATAGGAGTAAGCGGTTTTCCCTCAATCATGCGAACCAAAATATACTTTGTCATACCGATACTAAATCCAGAATGACCGTCTTCCAAAAGGCTTCGATAGGCTTTTAAGGCACTTTCAAAGCAAGCACAACCATAATCCCATTCTTCCTCTTTTGTTCCGGATGCTTTTCTCTCATGTTCACAGGCGATTCGAACTTCGTTCTCTACCCATAGTTCCATATTCGATTTTTCTCGGCAGGAACTGATAAGACGATTACGATCATCAATATATTCGTTGGCGAATATCTTTCTCGTATCAGAACCAAAAGATTTTACTATCTCTGGGAGATTGGCATTTATAGCATCGAATACAATCCCTTGCTCTCTACACCATTGTACTGCTGCATCCAACCTATCTTCCACTCGATTGGTCCACAGAATCAGTTTATCTCCAGCGTTTTTTCTCTTTTTTACATATTCAATAACATCTGTATGTGGCTTTCCAATCTCCGGCCACTTGTTCTCACATAAAGTTCCATCAAAATCCACTGCAATAATTTTAGAATTCATATCATTTTCTCCTTCTTACTCTTCTAAATTTATCTACGCTCTTTATCGTACCGGTATTCTTATTGATAATACGGTAGTAAAACTCCGTTTCTTCTACCAGCATCCAATCTTTACAGTTCAAATAATGAGCAGACAGACATTCTTTCTGTTCACGGGTTAATTTCTTTGGTTGTTTCATCTTCCTCTCCTTTAAAAAGACATAAAAATAGCCCGAATTCACTAATTAAAAAGAATCCGAGCCAAAATATGTCTAATTCTATAGTTCATTTTTTTCTTTGATCTCATCCAACTTTGTTTTCATTTTTTCCAGAATATTTTCAATGGTCTTTCTAGTCTTTGGATGTAGCTTCATATACTTACAATGCTCATCGTACCAGCCGAATATTCCATCCAGCTTTCCTTTTTGCCAACTAAATGCCCACCAATCACAAATCATCTCTATGATATAATTATATGGCATCTCCAAAATAATTTCTCCCTCTTTCGGATCATCATTTATCAAAATCCAATATTGCCAGTGATGAGGGTTTCTATG